CATTAGTCTTAATATCGTAAGTATCAACCTCATACTTTGTTTTAAGGATTGAATATAATGCCTGCCCGACTTCACCCATACCGACTATAAGTGTCTTCATACTTCCTCCATCGCATCCACTACAGGTTTATAATTTTTCCTATAATCATAGTTGCTGACAGCAAATTCTTGCATCTGTTCTGCTGCATCCTTCTGCGAATCTAAATCTATGTAAGCTTCTCTTAATTCATAAAATGTAGTCCATAGGCATCCTTGAGGAAACTGTAACTCTGCCCCAGGCCAAGTGTGTACCAGTGGTATCACGCCCATCGTCATACCCTCTATGATATTCATAGGGTTTCCTTCTGCGATAGAAGTACTGATTATGAATTTTTTATTTGATAAAAATTCTTTCACAAACTCATGGTCGTTATTGTATCCGGTGTTATACCAACGCATATTAAGTTTAGGCATAACTGTCTCAAGATAATACCAACGTCTTAAATCTTGGTTCCTTCCAATATGCTCAAGCGTGATATCCCTGTTTACGGTAGCTAATTCACTCATAGCCTGCACCACCAGCTCAACTCCTTTTTTTTCATTGATATCGCATATCCAGGCAATTTTATTGCGGTTTTTTAAAACTCCGTTTGTCTTCCATTCATCTAAATCCACACCGTTCTTTATAAATACTGGTTTTATATCAGGCACCCTGCAAGAGAATGGATACAGGTGCGCTTCATTTAACATAAATAATTTCTTTACATTATCCCATCTTATAAGTCCCAAATCAGACCAACCATCAGCTGAAAATATCTCGTAAGAACGCAATATGATAAAGAGAGGCTTAGTATTTATAGCAGGGTCCGAAAGCATTATGGCGTACTTATCGGCCCAATGGCATAGTATTTTATCGCACCACTCTAATTCAGTTTTTATTTCCTCAACTGAAAGCCTTTCTTTTATAAGCCACCGGACTTCATGCCCGCGAGACTCAATATATTTAGTCCAGTAAGATACCCAGGTATTTTTCCAGGGGCTAACGCAGAGTATTTTCATCATGCTCCCTTTTTACTTCTCTTAATTGGTCTATCCAGCGTTCCTCTGTATCATGTTCATCTATCTTTTTTCCCGCGTATTCACAAAGCCTCTTATTCATCTTTTTAGCTGATATATAAGCGTATGTAAGTAATTCTTTCATATCTTCAAAATCGCTGTTCTGGTGTTTGAGCATATACCTGAACAATTCCCTGAGCGCAGTGCAGATTGTCCTTTTGGATTCTGTATCAAGCATAGTGCCTTTCTGCATAAAACAACATAAACGGAAGGAACACCAATGATTTATTAAATGTCCTGCCTTTAGTGTAGAAACTTTCCGTCCTGATTATAGGGAACTTACACGCAATTAGAAAATCAGATAATTTATTATAATCTATCAGATGCTCCACATTATCATCGTGGATAGTGAATTTAGTCAACGGTATATTGCCGATAAAGATTGCGTCAGGAGCTGAAATTTTTTTAATCTTCTCTACCAGCGCATCAGTTATCTCAACATGCTCCAATGTATCAAACGCCATAATCACATCGTATTGCTCTTCTGGAATATCTAAGATATCCATATTATAGAATCTGGCATTCGGAAGTGCCTTCTTTGCAAACTCTATAGCTTTATCAGAAAAATCTACACCGGTATAATTATCCCACTTCTGCAGTATAGCATGGTGGCATGGTCCACAGCCAATATCCAGTTTCTTTAATCCGTTAAAATGAAACTGACCTAGGAATTGCTGGATTTTATCTTTCTTAGCAAGATTAAGTTTTATAGTATGCTCGCTCTTAATCCGCTTTGACCAACTATCCTGCCAATACTGTTTTATATAAGTCTTCAAGTTTTCCAATATACTTCTCCAAACAGAACTCCATGCGGTGTTTAATTAAATTCTCACGGCACTTGCGTTGCTCACTCCATCTGTCTTTAATTTCCTGGAAGCTTTCTACTTTTATCCCTATCCCGTAATCCTTTATGAAATTCCAAGACTCATCAGCATTGAAGCACATTATCGGTAAACAAGCAGCCATGTATTCAAAAAGTTTATTAGGCAAGGCGTATTTCCACTCAGGAGTAACAAAGCAATTCCCCACTAATCCCCAATCATGGCTCCCCATCTCTTTGATAAATTTATCATAGGATAATGGTTCATGCAAAACACAGATATTTGCATAGTCTTGCCGGACCTCTTCATTCTTCCTAGGAGTGTAGATATGGAATGGTATCTCATGCCCCATACATTTTTTAGCAAAATCTATGTAGTTAGAATATTTAAAGAACCCCCATTGTTTTGATAATTCTTTTTCGTTGTCTATCCGTCCCTCATAAACAAGAGCCTGTTCCCACCTGATAAAATCTATCCGATAGAATTGTTTCGGCAATGCAGAAGGCAGGACTATGTTTGGCTGTGTAAGAGAAAACTCCTCATTCACAATCTTCTGCATCGGATCGCATGCATACACCAAACCATCAGCTAACTGCATATTGTTACGTTCGTCAACTGACACCCTGAATATATTAGGGTCGTTAGCTTCTTCGACCTCTTCAAAGCTTCTGCGCAACAGCATAGTATCGTGGACATCCAGAATAACCTTTGCGTTAGGAAGTAATTCTTTTATTACAGTTACGAACCAACTTGGTTCATTATGGCAGTGGAATATATCGGCGTCTTTATGCGCCAAAATAGATTGCCTGAGTTGAGTAATGTCCTGATAGACAAAGAGGGTTCTGTATAGGTCAGAATACTGCGTAACCTTATTGGCAAGGGCATGCACTTCATAACCTTTATTCATAAGGCATATGGCTTCCTTATGACCTCGCATGCAGGCATGGTTTGAAATGAATACTACTTTCATAATTTGGCGGAGGTTGTTTTAGGCACACGCCACGGCACAACCCCCAAAGCGCTATACTGCGTTAAACAGCTACTCGGTTTGCTCTACCGTCAAGCGTCTCGCCCCATCTCCTAGTATTGTCATACTGAGGAATGTAGTCGATAAAACACGCTATGGAACCAGTGGAACAAACGTTTGTAGAGGCTATCAGATTAAGATAGCTTCCGGCCGCGCACACCTTGTTCACCGCCACTGAATCGATGGTGTACTCAGATGCTGTGGTCGAACACACAGCTGTCGCAAGCCTAGAGGCATTGCGGTAAAGCGAAATAATTCCTTCGCCTTTGCCATGTGTAGAAGCGGCCATTGCACCAAACTTCAGAATTTTAATCGGGCCTTGTGGATAATATCTTTCCACATAGACCAAATTTTCTGCTTCTGAACCAGGATGCGCAGGACCGTTCAATGGAGGATTTGTTAACCCTCTCTTACCACCAAACCATAATCGCCTTACATCACGATATATGGCATCAGAATAAGTTCTCATTTGATACCTCCTAAAGTGATGTTAGGTGAATTATTCTTACTTCAGTGTCAGTGGTATAAGTCCAAGTAATCTTGTATCCGCCCAGGTAATACCAGGCAATTGCTTGGTCCCTACCAAAGTCCTTCGGTAAGTCGATACGGATATCCTCTGGGGTGACAATGCCCTCGCGGACAGCATCTCCACCAACGAATACTGCCTCGCCGTCTATAGCACCGGAACCGAGTGTATTCTTAAGGATATTTGTTTCCTCCACAAACCTACAACCATAGTACTGCCCGATTTCCCCGTTGAACATAGGTTTCGCAGTCGTCTGGATAACCTTTGCCTCAAAGAAATCGTATAAGCCTCTGATAGCATTAGTAGATGCTAAGCATATATAATTAGCGCCATCATAACGAGGTATATTAAGCGTCTTCATCTTATCGATAACATCCCTGACATTTTTGTCAGACATGCTGCCGGATGAAGTCGCCGTTGCTGTACCGGTAGTAGAGAAAGTGGTCGTCGCGGTGTTTGTTACGGTTGCTTTGTAATCAGAGGTTTTAAACTCTGCTGCAGCAGCCGAATCAAGCACCTTGGCCATATCATTACGGAGAACCGTCTTGATAATATCTGGCACCGACACATCAGCAAGAGTCTGAGCTTTCAGTGTGTAGGGTATGGCGTTGCCATATTCCGTTACTGAAAGAGTGCCTTGCACGATGGTGTAATTTCTCTTCGGGATGGTTGAAGTCTCTGACAATGTTCCACCAGAAGTAGAGATGTTGCTTATCTTATTAAAAAGAACAGCATCACCCCTATTTTTTCCGATTGCGCCTTCAGCATTGACAAATTGACGAAACTTCATCAATGGCTGAGCCGCATGCCGGATTTGCTTCGATAAAACATCGTTAGAGAGAAATCCACCTAAAGAGTTTACAGCCCAAATTTGCTGTGACATATTAAACGCCTCTCTCTTCTTGATACTTTCTACGCTCGTCTATTACTTCAGCCAAGCGTTCAGATTCACTAAGTGGTTTTGATGGCCCTTTGCTTTCCGCTCCAGGCGCTCCACTTACGATTTGTTTTTTTCGCTTCTCTTTAATGAGTTGCCTTTTGAGTTTCTCATTTTCAGGGTTTTTTGCTTTGCCTACCTTATTCCTGAGAATATAAGCAAGTGCATCAGTCACTGCCAATTTCTGACCGCCAGGACCACTACGATAATACCTGGCTTTTTCTGGATCATCAGACCAGTACAGAGCCATAGCCACTTGATATAAAAGACTTGTGCCATCTTTTAAATTCAAGTCCTTATGGCTTCCTGGATAAAGAGGGGCGATTTTGGTATCAGCATACTTATCGTATGCGGAAGCAACATCATTCCATTCTTCCTGGGTAGCTTTAGCTTTTCTAACTAGAGACTCTTTATCATCTTCATACCGCTTGATAAGATTATCTTCCATCTTCTTCATGCGGTAATCCATGATATCCATGGCTAAATCACCGTCACCATCATCAAGAGCTTTCTTCAAAGCTACTCTCAACTGGGCGTCAGTGTACTCAGGAGACTTACCCTCTTTAAGGGCTTTCTCTTGTTTAAGAGTATCCCTTTCTGACTCTGCAGCTTTAAGTTCGGCGGTCAGTTTGTCAATGCGCTTCTGCACGTTAGACTTATCTTCTTCAGTCTTCGGTTCAGCAAGTATTTGATCGACCTCGTCCAATTCATCGGCCTTCTCTTCAGCATCTTCTCCCTCTCCAGGTTCGATAGCATCGGCTACCTCCTTAGCTTCTTTGGAGACCTCTTCAGCGGTTTCATCACCTTCCGCAGCAGGTGGTACTTCTTCAGTGGATTCAGAAAATGGAGCATCGCCTTCCGGCATATACTCTGGTTTCGCAGGCGCCTCAGCAGCCTTTTCTACAACTTTTGGTTCTGGCATTTAAGCCTCCTATACAGCGTTTAAGTAATCACGCAGAACTTTTTGCCAGCGTTTCTATAGGTTCACGCAGAACCTGTATATAATTAGACCATCTATAACAAAGGCCGCATTTCTTATCCCTGTTTAAACAATCGAATCTCATGCAGCACCCTATTTGTTTGGAGCCGGCTCCCGAGAAGGCTGAACCCTTTTCACTGAATGCGCTCTCGCGCTCTAGTTCTTTGGTTGCTGATTCGCCTTCCGCAAGCCGGCATTGATTTAATAATGAATCCCTAGTTCTAAAATTCTTTCCTAACGGACCCATTAATTTCTTTTTAACCTGTTCATATGTCATGCCTATGCGCGGGAAACTCATCTTTTCTTTTTCTTCCTAGACATACCAGCCACATTAAGCGCTATAGCTACTGACTGCTTATGAGGCTTACCGTGTGCTTCTTCAACTTCAATATTATGTCCGATGTTCTTACGGCCCTTCAAAAGTGGCATCTTCCCCCTCCGAGTTATATCTTGTATCATCGACAAGAGGTACGCGGTATTTTTCCTGCTTATCCAATTGCAATGATTTCAGTCGTTCTTCAATAACCGGTATCTGTTGGGAATGGAACATTATCCTCCCGTGAAGTTCTATTAGAGCCTGCTTGAAACCGATATAGAACTCTCTTTTTTCGTCTTTTCTTGCTCTGTCCAATTTTCCTGATACCCATGTATCCCCCAACTTGCCGCCCGCAACTTCAGTTATTAATCTGTCTATAAGAGGGCCTATAGTGTTCTTCCATCCAGCGCTGTCTAAGGTCAATTTTAAATCACGGCAAATAGAAAGTTGCTGGTTAAGACGCTTCTCTTCAGCGTTGACCAGTTCCTGATGTTGCTCCGGCGAGTAACTCATTTCCCATCTCCTCCCCCATTTTTTCCATGCTTCCTTGGTTTAACTGATCTGATGTATCCTGTGCTTCTTGTGCTTCTGCATCCGCTGAATCCTTTTGGCGTTTAGCCTGTTGCTTCTGTTTAATTGCGCCTTTGGCTTCTTCCTGCATGCCAACCATTTGCTGTTGCATACCTTGAAGTTGCTGCTGCATCTGGGCGATTTGTTCCTGTGCGATAATTTTAGGATCAGTGCAGAATTGGTCCGGGTCTTTTACTCCGTCTTTTTCAAGCCAGTCTTTCACTGCGTTATACCTGTCTTCGGAATTTACTATATCTTGAAGTGCAGGATTAAGCAATACTTGCAGGCGGGCAAAAGCTTTCTGGGTAGCAAGCTGTTCATTAGCTACTTCCAAATCACCGTTAGAACGAACCTCTGCAGGAAAATCAAAATCGTCCTTGGTTATTTCTTCCCCATCTATGTAAATAGAATCTCCGAGTCTTTCTTTTAATATCTTGAACATCTTAGTATAGACTCTGGAAAGACTCTCATTCCAAGAAATTACTTCCAGATTTAATGAACCTGAGTTCTGTTGGATGCCTACCTGGATTTCCCCTAAGGTTTTTCCGCCTCCGGTATTAGTAGCGTTACGGAATAACTGGTCGCTTACTGACAAGTACTCTTCAGTATATGCTTTAAGTATCTGCATTATTTCCGTAGAGTTAGGGTCGCTTCTCGGATAATCGTTCAGTTGTTTTATCTCTGTGCCTAAAGCCTGTACGGGAAGTTTACCTCCCGGTATCATCCGCACGTGAGCATCCATAATCTGAGAAGTGCTTAATACTTCCCACATCGGGGTGTTGCCCATCTCATCACGGATAATTTTATTATTAAGCGAACGCTCCATAATCTCTTGCATCGCTCTTATCTGCTCCGGAACTCCGCGGGAAGAAAGATACCTGGAATCTTTTGTTTCATTATCATCCTTCTCATAGAACCATCCGTCAAATTCATACGGGAAATCTATATCCTGGACAAGGGCTGTCTCCGGATCAGAAACACCAACAAAGAAAGTAAATATCTTTCTGCTGAAAGGTTCTGTCTCCTTAGACCTATACCAACAGGAGATAGACTCCATATGGTACAAATCCAATTTAGAAGTATTATCTGAAAGCCCTTCGTTGCGGGATTTGGTAGTAGTTAAATAATCATCGTCCCCTCCGGAATAAGAAGGAATCTCATCCAAATCTCTCTTCAGGAAAATTTCGTCTTCCATTAGTTGTTCAAGAATATGGCGCGGGAGAAAGAATTCTTCCCTGATTCTGGAAGCATTGTTTATATCCTGGGTGTAAGAAGGAACAGTAATCTTAACCGGGTCCACTATGCTTATCATAGGAATACAAGTATAAACCGGAATCTGGAATTCTATGATTTCTTCACCGGAAGAAAGTTGGCTTATAATATCATCGAGTACCTTCAAGTCATCTTTATCTTCTACATCCAGGCTGTACATATCCGCAAAATATAATCTCTTATCAGATTTAGACAGTGATTTAATAGCATCGATATCCGCTTGAGGCATTTCCTTGGTATCGATTGTTTTAGAAACTATAGTGCATTGATACTTCTCCGTTATCTTAAAAATGCAATGGCCGCATTGTTTTCTATTGTCTGCGGCAAGCATGAGTTTTCTATAAAAATCCATTTCGGGAGAACGCAGGTACATATTCATAGCCCGTTCTGACTTTTTTGCTTTGGCTTTTAATTCTTCTGTTTCCTCCACACCTTGCTTTACGCGCACCTTACACATTATTTTGGGGCTCCATGCGGAGAGAACTAAATTGGGAACAGATTTTTTAATAAGTTTATCGGTCTCAGGAAGCGGGATATCAGGGGCGCCGGGATAGGGAAAATTAGAATAACGCTTTACTCCTAAACGCTGGTTTACGGCAATAATCATTTTCTGTTTCCACTTAGCGCGGTCAGAAATATCAGTCTTCACCCTTTGCCGCAGTTCGCTTAAAAAGTCTATGAATTCCTGGCTAAAGGTTGGTTCTTTAGATTTATCTTTTTCGTTAGTTTCATTTTGCGTAACCATAATTTATAACCTCGCTTTGTCCTTCATGATATTTCCATCCGTATGGATTTTCCATCGGCCTAACGTTAGCATCATATTTCCGGTAAAAATCTTTAGCGGAATCAAGTAAATGTTTAGCTCCCCATAACCCAAGAACAAGCGCATCGGCACGGTCTGGGGAACGGCCCAACCGGCTCTTAACTTCATCCTTGGGTTCCACTACCGTCTTGCCGTTCGACCTGTAATGGTATTTGACAGCTCCAAGCTGCCGAATAAGAATGGGGTCGTTGATAATAGAGACTTTGCCTTTCTCAAATAATTCCCTGGTATACCACCAGGTTTCGCTTTTAAGATTCACAAACTGCTCTTCATTGATTGCTTTCTCTCCTCCGTTTATAGCCATAACCCTTTCTTCCATCTCTCTTAATCTGTCAGTAACGCCGCCTCCTAAGGCTGCATCGTCTATTACCAGGATAGCCGCCTTATGCACTTTTCTTTTATTTATGATACGGCCTACGGTTTCCATAAGAGATTGTTTATTTGAGATATCCTGTTCCATCAGGCTGTTACCCAATAAATAATCTATAACGATTTCATCATCTCCGAACCTGGCGATATCAGCGGATACCACTTTCTTATCTTCTATCTCTATCTCCCTGTTTACAGCCCTGCGTATCCATTCACCGGGTATCACCATATCACCGCTGGATAGGTCATCCCACGAGCCTTCAAGGAAGCGCTGCACCCAATCCTCGGGATAGGACTCTCTAAGTTTAGCTTCATAATTAGATGGTAGAAAAGGATTATCCCTGGGGAGAGACGGGATAAATATATAATCCGGGCCTCCCTGCCCTAAAACAAAAATATCCTTGAGCCAGCAGTCCGCGGGATTGGATGCCAACAGCCCAAAGAAAGGAGGGAATTTCCCGTCAAAAAGCCTGCGCCTTAAACGGGATTGGAATAATAAAAAAGTATCCTGCGGGACTTCCGAGGCTTCGTCTATAATAAACCACCCCAGCTCCATAGATTTAAGCTTGGATACGTTCTCAGCTTCTGACAGGCCGAGATAGATAATCTCCGAGCCGTTAATAAGGGTGATGGTATGTTCCGCTAAGTTATGGGAAACGATAATCTCTGGAGGGAAACATTCTTCGAGGGTTTTAAGGGTAGAGTTTTTAAAGTCTGCCAAATGCCAGCGGCACATAACGCCGCGATTCCCGGGGTAGGACATGGAAAGGTCTTTAGCTTCTTCGCAAAGCCAGCGGGTCTTACCGCCTCCCATAGCGCCACCAAAAAGCTTATAACGGTTTTTAGCCTTATGAGCTACGGATTGAGTTGCGGTCGGCAAGTAGCTAGATACTATGTCTGGCATTCTCTTTTTGGTAGTTATAAAAAAAAGGACAAGAGGTTTCTTTTAACCTACATGTCCTTTCAATAGAAAAGGCTGCAACGTCATTCTTGTCCCGGGATTGCCGGATGCAGCGTACCGCTGTGCAAGGTTCCTTCTTCTGTGCTTCCGTTGCCATTATCACCGCTTTCTGATGTTGGTTCAGTAACAAGATTAGATATAGCGTCAGATGTAGTAGTGGATATCAGTGGAGATGTGGTAGTGTTTAATAAGGGATCGGATGTGGTAGTGGATATCAGTGGATCGGTAGTAACCTCTAACCGCTCCGGTTCCCTTGGTACATTGGATATATAGTTAACCTGAGGAGGATGCAATGACAACTCATAATCCTTAGGCATGATTGTAGCAAGAAATTTTAGGAGGTCAGTAGTAGTAACGGATTCAAGGTCTTTCTCGTGCATTATACGGCGAGCTACTACGCGGAGGATACGGGAACGGATTTTAGGAAGGATGTTCTTAGCACCTAGCGGGCGGCCCTGGCTGTACTTGTTCCCTTTCTTAAAAAAATTCTCCCTGTTCATTACAAGAATATATAGCACATTTCTGGAAAAAGTCAAGTACTATTATTGTTTAATATAATAAACATAATGATAATAAAAAGAACAGAGCAGTGGGCAGCGACGGGAGGGGCGGTGCGCTCGTACCTGTAGCACCTTCTTATAATTAAGCATTCTTTTAGTGCGTGTGCACTCCGCACCGCACCGCACCGCACATCACATCAGTACAGTACGGTACGGTACGGTACAATGCGAAGCGTAGTTCATAGCATAGCTATATGTATAGCTATCTATCGCACCGCACCGCTACGCTGTATTATGGGCTATCCGTACCGCTAATAGCTATGCTATACATAAGCTATGTATATTAAGTAATAGGTTTAATTCGGGGCGGATTAGGGCTCTGCGGGGCTATTTGCGGGGCGTTTGGGCTCTGGTAGGGGCTTGGTACGGC